CTCCAGGAGGAGGACTCCCAGAGTCTGTTGGCTTGCTGTGAAACTTACGCCGATCGGCGGGAGAGAGATTTGTAATTGCGCGAGCTGGCCTACCGTTCCTTCAAGCAGGACTTCGAGCGCCGGGAAGTTCAGGTGCAGGTCGGCGGCGAGGCCGGTCGTTCCGGACAGAGCCGCTTCGATTACTGCGAGGTCAAAGGCCAAGGCTGCGCCGGTTTGGGCATCGAAGACGAGGGGCGGGAGGTCGAGGTCTAAGGAGCAGGTTGCTCCTGAGACCGCCGTCAGGACAAAGTCCTGGAACGGGATTTCGAGGGCCAGGCTTGAGCCTGAACCAAGCAGTACCTGGGGTACGGGCAAAGTGAAGTCGAGCCACGCCGGAGACGAAGTCTCTCCGAGAAATTCAATCTCCGGGAGAGATACGATGAGGTCGCAGTTTACCCCTTTAGCTTCGATCGCTACAGCGATAGGAGGAAGGGAGAAGACGAAGTTTGCGTTGGTGGCTGTAGTCGCAATAGCGAACGCTGTCGTGGTATCACTTCCAGTTTCGGATGCTGCTATAGCTACTCCGATAATAGGGCAACCGGAAAGGGCTGCCGTGTCAGCTCCTGTTTCCGCCACTGCCATAGCTCCAAAAGTAATGCTTTCGTCAGTGAGGTATGCGGTGTCACTGCCGCTCTCAGTTGCAGCCATCGTGCCGGTTCTGTGAACCGTAAGCCCGGCGAAACTCGCACTGTCGCTCCCTGCCTCTGTAGAGGCCAACTCCCCGGAAGTAGTTATTTCGACAGAGAAAACTTGCAACGTATCAGCACTATACGTTGCATCGGCAACCGCCCACAGAACGCTCCAGTCCGTACCGTTGTCTGAATATTCAACGTTGAAGTTTAGAGGAGCTTCGTCATGATTCCCCCCTCTGGGCCAGATGGCAACTTCAATAATATCCGCAGAGTTTCCGGACCCCCAGTCGTACCCGACCCATCCTGATTGAGCTAGAAGAGCAACCCATCCGTCGGAGTTAAACGTGGAATAGACCCCGTTGAACGCCTCCGCCGGGAGATAACTGGAGCTATAGTCGCCGCCGGATAAGGCCGTTCCTCCAGTCGCTGCCTGTGCCCCTCCAACCGATTCCCGAAACTCCAGTTCGCCGAGGGAGATATGATCCCCGGCTATCGACCCTGAGCAGTTTATCCGCCAATAACGATGCGCAGCCATCTCTTATGCGTGCGTAACGGTAGCCGAAGTTATAGTTACCGTCTGGCCGGAGGTTATACTCACACTGTCCAGAATGATGTCCGTTCCGGACGTTCCGACAGTAAGTCCGGTAATGATGTCCGTACTGTCTGAGTCTCGAATCCGAGCCTCTGCGGCAGTACCGGTATTGTCGGCGTCGGTGTCCGACCTCGGAGTAGTGAAAGTTAGTACTGCTCCGGAGGCTGTTCCGCAAGGATCGGCGAGAGGGATGGTCGCGAGGACCGAAGCCATGCCGGTCGTACCGATCTCAAGTTTACCTGCGCCTGACCCGGCGTCGATCGCGGTAGCGACCGCCGTCATTCGGGCCTGTTTAACTGCTGTGGTATAAGTTACTGCCATATCTTACCTCCTTACGCCGAAGCAGGTTGGCTGACTTGGGCCGCATCGATCGTCGTAGTGGCGCCGACCGCAACAGTAAGGCTCGACATGCGAAGTTCTCCAGTACCTACACCGCAGACGCCGTCAAACCGCTCGGCGGTCGAAGAAGCTCCGGTCACATAAGCGTTGCTGTAGCATCTGAACCACCCAGCAGTTCCTGCGGCAAGACCGACACCGCTCCAGACCTCGGAAGTCTCTTTGGCGGAGACGCCGGAAGCTGCATCGGCAAGGTTCAGGCCGTTGGTAGCGGTCCCGCCGGCAAACGCGCCAGAGGCTACGGTAATCTGCAGTAACTTGGTCCCGGACTCGGTAAGGTCGGCGGTGGCCGGCTGTGTGCCGGTGTAAACATCAATTACGCAGTTACGGAAAATCTCGTCAAGTGAACCGCCATTCATGCCTGCGGCAACGATAACCTGGTCGCCTGCGATCTCGGTAGAGAGCGAGCCGGCGGGTATTTCCAAGTAACCTGCGGCTACGGCGGATACTTTCACTCCAGCGACGTTGTTCGATGTCGACCCGGCGACACCGATGTAGTCCCCTGCGATGTAACCTGCTGATACAAATCCGTTACCAGAATCAGTGATTCGATCGGTGCCACCAGTGCCAGTGCCATCTTCGAACGCGAAGGTTGTCCCGGTGATCATTTTGGTCGGGTATGAATGTTTGCTGACCATCGAATTTCTTGAGCCTGTAGACAGTCTTAGAGCCATAATAAAATTCCTCTTGTGTTATCGGTTAACGTGTGGTACCCTGTTAGCATGAATATACTACGCCCATGCATAACTTGCGGTACCTTGATCCAAATCAACACCCGCAACCTCAACAGTCACAAGTGGTGTTCTCCGGAGTGCGCCTTCAAAACCAAGGTTCCTAAAGGCTCCCCGGATGAATGTTGGCAGTGGTCCTATACCTTGAGTAGCTCCGGGTACGGACGTGTCAAGTTCAGACGGAAAAACTACCAGGCCCATAGAATCGCGTACACTCTGGCGTGCGGACCTATCCCTGATGGACTGCTTGTTTGTCATACGTGTGACAACCCAAAATGCGTAAATCCTTCGCACATGTTCCTCGGAACTCCGGCGGACAATATGCGAGACAAGATGCAAAAAGGTAGACATGTTGTCAAACACGGAGAAAGTAATATCCGCGCCAAAATTACAGAGCGGCAAGTAAAAGAAATCCTTGACCGACTTAACAAAGGCGAAAAGCAACGCGTTGTGGCAACGATATACGGAGTCTCGCAGTCTACAGTCTCGGCTATAAAGCAAGGAGTTAATTGGAAGCACATGCCTCCGGATGCCATTACTCTCCGCAGTAGGAAGAATCGCGGACAAAGCTGCACACTTACGCAGGACTCTGTTGAAGAAATAAAGAGGCAGCTGCATGCTGGAATCAAGCAAGTTGATATAGCCAGACAATTCAAGATGTCCAAATCTGCTATATCGTGTATAAAGCTGGGGAAAACTTGGAAACATATCAAGGCTCCATCATAACTATGTACCGACTGTCAACAATCGCAGCGCTTGCGTACCGTCCTGCTGGGAAAATAAGTTTATTGTATGTGTGGTTGGTAAATGTGCCGTCCTCGCTGCCGGAGCAGATACCTTGCGGCGTGGTGAAAATTACTGACTTCGGCCCGCCCATCTTCTCGGCAGGGCACCAGACTGAAGATCCTTCGATAACGCCGAACGAAGCCTTCTCCTCTCTTCTCAGCTTCCGCCACTCCGACCCTCGGTAAAAGAGGACCTGAGTTGTCGTCCCAACCCACAGGCCGGCAGGCGTAGGCTGCAGCATCGTCACCCTGTTCGGGAACAGCTTCATGTCGCCGTGCAGATCATAGACTCCATAAAAGGAAGGAACCGAGGCGAAGACTACATCGTCTTTCGCGATCAAAGCCCTGCCTGCGAACCAGCTTACCAAGTGGCCTGTCGGCGGGTTGGAAAAGACCGTCTTCGGATTTCCGGGCGCGGTGAACGTGCCCTTCTGCCAGGTGTAATCTACGCCTTTGAAGACGTAGCCTTTCTCGTATCCGTTGGTGTAATAAATCCTCCCGGCTATCGGCTGATATCGCATCCTGGCGCCAAGTGTCAGGCCGGTGCGAACTACGGTTCGCGAGTAGTCGGGAAGAAGCTGATATAATTCGGTACCGGCAACATACAGGCAGGTCTCTCCAGTGGAGAAGGCGCACCTTGAAGCTTCCGCCCGCTTCGCGGTAGAGCGTCCGAGCCGGCTCGAAGGACGACCTGAGTTGTCGACATTCATGTTGACCAGTTGGGCAAGCTCAGTAACTCCGGTCTTCAGGTCGTAACTCAGCCGTACAGGGTCGAGTGCGTTATTCAGCCCCGTTGTAGCTTTGAAGATCGGTATGAACTTTGCCTGCGCCATGTTACGTCCTGTAGGCCGGGTTGGACCCTATTCTAGTTTCTAGATTATGGAATCTTCTGAACGCAGAGCGCCCGTCCATGACGTACTCGTTGAAGGCGCCAAGATGATCTCTTGCCTTAACCGGGTCCTGAGCTTCCATGTCGTGATGATTGAACGCCTTGTACGCCGCCCACTCAATACATGCTCGCTGGAACCGAGCTGGAAGCTCGGGAGTAGCTGCTACGCCTTCGACTGCTCCATCCCCGGCGAGATCGTACCTGCTATATCTCCAGACATGGAGGTTGAGAGTAAGGCCGTTTTCCGCTGAAGTCGGCGTCGGCGCCAGCTTGATAAAGCCGGTTGTCTGATCAGTCTGCCACTGGTTCGGCATCCCGGTCGCGGTCTCATTGAAGTCGACAGGCCACTCGTCGGGCTCGCTGATTGAGTCTTGCAAGACCTTCCCGAGTCGCTTCGTTCCATACCAGATATTCATTATCTGAATGGCTCTGGCCGGAATGGCGTAGAGCGCCGTGTTCGTGACGAGCGCTAGCGTGTAATTCGTTATGTCGACGAAGAACCCAGTCTCTTCGCAGAACTTATCCTGCCCTTCGGCAAGGTAGGCGAGGAGCCTTGCATCGCTCCATGCTCCGTTCGAAGTCTCGCTGTTGAGGACTTCGAGGAGTTCTGCCAACATTTCGGCGCGGGTCATACTCGCTTCGCTCCTTCG